GGAAAAAGAGTAAAGCTGGAGTCAAGTGGGATGTTGGTAAAAGTATGTATATCAATAGCCAATTTACTAATGGTAAAATAGATACTTTTTTCGTGTCCGACTTTGATGTTTCTGACGCGACTGCTAACTCTAGAAAGAGGCATATTTGGTTTACCTCCACAGGCACATCAAATTATATTATAATGGACTCTGGATCTACATCGACTAGCATAGGCTCATTAGGTAATGTAAATAAAACATTACGAGTAAATGGAGTTGATTACGATCCAAATGATCCAGAGCTGACAAGAAGTGGCGTATTTCAATTATTAGATGGTAATAAATTATATTCAACAGTCGGAGGGAATAGCGCTACCTACACAGGAACTCACGATAATATATTAAATTTAGGATTCTATAATTCTGATGCTAGTAGTACATTTAACTTTGAAGGTTTAATGCAAGAGACTATCATCTATACAGGAGACCAGTTAAGCACTAGGACTGGCATAGAAACAGAAATGAACAATTATTATAACATGTTTTAATATATGAAATATTTAGTATTTAACACAGAAACAGAAGCACTAAGTAGAACTGCACAAGAGGCTGAGGCTAGAGGCTGCATTGGCACTACTAGATTTTGGTGGGGAGCTAGGCAAACAAAAGCTGGCAAATGGGCTTTATGTATTTCAGATGATGATCAAGGCACTCTTACGGACGCAGAGAAATCTAAATTGAAAAATTCTGTAGTTTGGCCTGATGAGCCTACGCCTTAAACTTCTTCCATCGGCAATTGGTATTTACTGTAAGGCAAAAACCAATGTTCGCATTCTGTTAAGACATCTTGCAGTGTAACCATAGACATTAAATCTTTACGGCCTTTACGTCTGTATCCTTTATATAGACATTCGTTTACTTTGTAAACAGTATCACGCAAATCACATTTATCTTTCGCAAGATTAAATAGGTCAGCATTTTTCGCATGAAGGAAGAAAGCTCCAAAATCAAAAGCTATCCATGTGGGAGTGCCTTTTTCATTGCACCAACCTTCTTTACCATTTACATTTAAAAACTCTAAAAGAACTTTGCCTTCTCTAGTGGAATTTTTCAAACCTTTTAGATCTACAGTCTCTCCGTTCAGTATAAAATCTACGTGTCCGATGTCTTGTTTTTTAGTGGATTTTTTTATTTTTAGATCAGCAGATAAACATGAGTGATGATATCTCTCTACCGACTCATCCATTAATTTCTTAGTGTGAGCCACATGAGTGGCTCCTGATAAACTTTTAGCTCTGTTAGATATCATTAAGACAAAAGAAGTTTAATGCCAAATGTAAATTTAGCAACGAATAAAAACCCCCAAGCCCAACAGGGGAGGGGGTGTCTGAAAGATTAATCTAGAGTTAATCCTCGGACTTCTGCTTGGCTTTCCCAATATTTAATGCGGCCCAGTCAATGATTGCATAAACTTTAGACCAAATTGTTCCTTTTTTGGGAGTTGGAGTAGCAGCAGTAATCGCAGAGGCAAGAGCCACAAACGCTGTTAATACACCAAACCAAGGGTTATCTTCAACTAATTTAAGGAGTGTTTCCATAATATATATTAAATGGTTATACTATTAGTTACACCTAATCTGGGTGAACTATGTACTGTCCATTTTTAATTTTTCCCCAAAATTGATTATCAGCCCACTCTTCATGAAATCTTGCTTGATTGGCTTTTTCCCATCTTTCATGAGATTCTTTTGCAGTTTTTAAAGCGATATTAGAACTTTTCCAGTCTCCCACTTTAGTTTCAGACTGCCTATCAAGTTTATATATTTTGAAAAATTGTCTGTAAATTTTTAAGTGTTCTTGTTCAATATCGTGAAGTTTATTATACTTCTCTTTGGACGACCAATGTGGAACAGCTATTATCTTATTGTCTATTTCGCCATTATCTTCAAAGCCAAGCATTCCTAAAACTCGACAGCTTACCAAAGTACCTCTATCTATGGGGTCATGGTTAAAAACAAGAACATCAAGAGGATCATTGTCTAAAGCTATAGTTTGAGGTATGAAACCATAATTTATAGGATACTGAAGAGATGAAACCAAACATCTAGTCAACTCAAAAATATTAAGTTTTTCATTATATTCATACTTAGTATTTGTCCCTTTTGGTATCTCAATTATACAGTTAACATGATTATAATTATCTTTTGTACAGCAGATATCATTTACTAAATTCATAATAAGCCTTTATATATTTCTAACTGTTGTTCGCGATAAGCTTTTTTTAAAGCCTCCTCCTCTGAAAGTTTAAAATCTGCAAATTTTAATTCATTAAAATTGTTAAGACCAAATATTTCTTTTAGCTTTTTTGAGGATGAACCTTCCTCAAACTCAGATTTGTGATGTGTGGGAAGGAATATTTTTTTAGGAGCTATCTCCCAAAGCTCTTCTGATAATCTCAGTACTTCTGACCTTCTGGGGTTACTACGAATTGATAAATTATGACGACATTTATCTAGCTCTATAAAAAAATGCAGATACTCTAAACTTTGAACTTTTTTAGAATTCAAAGTTGCATCATAGATAAATGTTTGGTGGCATTCAAAACGATCTTCTTCTTCTAAATCTAAAACTGCATCTATGGGATGTTTATAATTTCTCCCAATAGTATAATTAAAAATATCCCCTACGGAGACTTTTATTTCTTTTTCCCTTTGCATACTCTATAATATAAGAGTGATGCTTATCTTCAAGTAATTTTAAGATATTCTTATTCTGCTTCTTATTTTAGAAACATGGCGTTTCTTTTCTAAGACCGAACCTCCCTCACGACTTCCCGCACCATTTGTATTACCTTCGATGGTGACCACATAACCGCTTGAGTCTATGTCTTTTACGGCTATACCAATATGAGAAAAAGTAAAGACAACAATATCTCCAGCTTTAATATCTTCATTAGTAGGCTTACGCAACTCTATTCCATTTGAAGTTTCTTGCTTGGCCCAATTTTCAAAATCCCAAGCTCCAGCAGTTCTTGGGCGTTTAAATAAAACTTCTTCTTCTTCTATAGCTTCACGAATCAACCAACATATGAAAGCCGCGCACCAAGGCCAACCTTTATCTGCATCTAACCAAGTGGCAGCTTTATATACATCTACCCTTGGTCCACAATTTGTACCATCAACTTCAGAAACACCTATTTCTTCTCTAGCTAATGTCACCATTTTTTCGGGGATATCTTTACCGTTCATAACATCTTTTTTGGCGGATAATTCAGAAAGCACTGCGTTCCAAGTAACAGGTCCGTCAACTCCATCAGCGGAAACACCAAGGAGTTTTTGTACAGCTTTAACTACTTCTTTTTTACCTTTAAAATTCATTTTAATCACATTTTCTACTAAATGAAGCGCCTATAGACATAACGAAACATAAAGCTAATAGAGTGCATATAAAATCAGAAAACCTTTCGATCTTTTTATTTAGTACTTCTGCTTGCTCCTCATTGTAATACATTTTTGTATCCATAATAGTGTTTATGGCTTCGATTGTAGGGTCAGTCATATCATACATTCTAGGTATAGAAGCTTTAATCATTTCTATATCTCCTTTTTCTGCCCACGCAATCAACTCATTAACATATGCGCTTATTTTTTTCTCTTGGCTAAACACAAAATCAGCATACTCTTTTTCTTTTGGGGTAATGTCTTTTTTATATCCCTCTAAGTACTCATCTTTATAACCGCTTTCTTCTTTTAAAGTATCTACCATCTCTGCTGGTGTCATTGTACCGTGAGATGTTTTAATTACAGAATTAACTATTATTACACCATACCAATCAAAACACATTCCTATCTCCATAATAGAAGACTCTGATTGCCGAGCGTTTTCTTTTAATGTGTTTTGTATGTCTTTATTTAGTTCGAACCCTTTCAATCCAAAGAGTAAACAAATAGCAGACAAACAATAAACTATAAACTTTGGTCTCATTTCTTTATAAAGTCTTCTGGGTTCTTCTCAAATTTCTTACCTAACCTTACTATGCCTCCAATAACTTCAGGGCTTACAACACCAATAATACCATAAGCAATCGCTTTTGTTAAGGAAGATACGTCAGTTTGTTCTAAAACAAACCATGCAATACCTGCCGCAATAGCCGCAGTTAAAATTCTTTTAAACTGTTGTTTTACCGACAGACCGCTATCTCCAGACAAGAGCCGAGCAAACATTGCCGCAGCTCCAACTAGTGGGACAAGCCATCCTCCGTTAAGAAACTCTTTTAAAATAGACTTTTCAGGTTCCATATAACTATTAGTTACACAAAAAAAGCCCTCCTTGCGGAGAGCTTTTTAAGTTTATTTAATTTCGTATTTAAAATTTTAGAAATCAAACTTCAATCCAGCACCAATAATCCACTCGTCTTCAACGTTAAATGCTGAATTATCAAAGTCGTTATTGTTGTATGATAGCTTGGCTGAAAGCGAAAGCTGATCACTAATAGGATAGCTAGCTTTAACACCAGCCTCTATAGCTGTATACTCATCTGCAAGATTTACAGTGAGGAATGGGGTTGCAACAAGATCATTGACTGGAGTACCGACATTGCGTGAGATGCCTAGTTCCACTCCAAACCAATCATTTTCTAGCTCATGCCAAACTGCTGCTGATGCATCAAAAAGGCTGTAACCGTATGTGAGACCAATCGCAACTTCTTCACGATCACCGAAAGCAGAGTCGAGACCAGAGAAGCTTGCTTTTGCTCCAAGTTTTTGTCCTGCAATTTCAATTGGTTTGCTGTAAGAAACAGAATATGATCCATCTGTATCATCATCTGCATCCGCAAGCCCTAAACCAATAGAAAAATCACCACCAGCAAGAGGGGCAGTTAGCGAGAGAGAATAATCAAATGAATCTTCTCTTGTTGCTAAACCTCTATCTGTAGTGAAGTTGCTGACTGAAATACCACCACTAACGCCAATATTATCAGCAAGAGTAGTAGCATGTGAATTTGCACTGCTGAAAGCAATGCCCAATGTGGTCAAAAGACCAAGTATTAGTTTTTTCATGTTGTTGTATTATGAACGTTTTGTAATCTTTTTCAAGATTATTTTTAATTTACACTCTATTTATTTATTTGAAGAGTAAATTTGTCTTTCTAATCTCCTGAATCTAGCGTCAGAATGCCAAACCTCATTGGTTTGCGGGGTATAAGTACCATCAATTGTTTGTATCGCTTCCCCCTTCTTTAATCTTAGCGTAGAAGGCTGATATATGTTCAAATTCCCTACGTTCGGTGTCGAGATAGTCTCGCAAGAGGTCAGCCCTATCAGCGCTATGGCTATCCCCCCGAATCCTAAGATTTTCAATTTCTTGAACAAGTTTTTGTTCTCTTTCTTTAAATTCTTTATGTAATTCATAATAAAATTTTTTATTTTTTAAGGTTAAGTAAAGTTCTATGGATTTTAAAACTGATTTAATTAACTGGAACATTTTTTAATGTTGAGTTGTTAAATATTTCGATCTCTTTGCCATCTTCTCCTATTTCTATCACAAAACCATTAATAGTTTTGGCGCAATCTATAGCCCAACCAAGAGAACCTTTTAAGCCAGAGTTATAACTATGGTGAAATTCACCTTTTTTTGTATATACTTTGTATTTTTTATTCGATTTCATTTTGAGGCAAAAACTTTAGTACTACTCTACCAACTTTTTCTTTTGTATCAGACAAGAAACCATGAACCAATGCGTGTTGCGGATTGAACTCTATCTTCTTTTCATCTAATAAATATCTTTCTTCATTAAAAAATATTTCTCTCATAGTTTGAGATCTTGAATCAGAATCAAAAGTTTTACCTAAAAATCCTGATTGATTCATTAAATGGTTCATAGCTGCATTAGCTCCTATAACTTCAAATTTTACTTTCATTTTTTGTAATTTGCACCAAACGATACTGTTATGTTCATCATTAAAAATAATAGCCGTTTTATCGTATCTTTCAATCCATTTTTTATAAGATGTTACTTTAAATTTTCTTCTAATTTCACTTTTAAAATATTTTTTATTATTTATAAATGAAGCCTCGTCAAAAACTCTATGTACTCCCTCTATTAAAACCTTTGAATTAAAGTTTTTACTAAAGCCAAAGATAAACTCAACGTCTACAAAGTTATCATAAGGCTTTAAAAACAAAACCACAACTTTTTTTTCATCTTTAATTGCTAAAAAAATCTGGCAAGACTCTACCAAATCTTGAAAATTTTTTCTTATCTTCGCTTTTTTAAGTCTAAAGGATGGTATTTTATGATAATCATAAGGTTTAGACTCCACACAAAACCTAAAAAAATCTTCCCATAGGTCTTCTAGGTCTCCTTTAAGTTGTGTAATTTTCACTTCTTTTAGTTATTATATATAGTCTAGTGTAAATTTAAACATGGCAGAAGAAGGAAAAAATAAAGTAGCAGATAGCTTGTTGGATTTACAGCCAACAGCAATTTTAGAACTATTTAGAATATTTCCAGACAAAGTTAACAAACCTACTTTATTTCTAGGGTTTCACGCAGGTACTGTTTTTAATAAATCTATTACTTGGCAAGGTGTTCAATATTTGCCTTTATCCTTAGAGTCTGAAGGCTTTGATGTTTTTGGAGATGGAAAATTAGCTAGACCAAAACTTAGAGTTTTAAATAAAGATTATATTATAACTAATTTTTTACAAAACTATAATGATCTTGTTAACGCAAAAATTGTTAGGAAGAGAGTTTCAGTTAAATATATAGATGATATTAACTTTGACGGAGTTAATCCTTTTGGTATAGCTGATCCAAAAGCAGAATTAACCGATGAAACATGGTTGGTTGGCAGAAAAACACAAGAATCTAAAGTTTTTGTAGAGTTAGAATTAGCTTCTCCTTTAGATTTAGAAAGCTTTAATGTTAATTACAGAGATGTGGTCTCTAAGTTTTGTTACTGGAAGTATCGAGGAGAGGGTTGTAGATATGCGGGATTACCTGTAGAAAAAGCTGATGAAAGCCCCTTCGTAGACCAAAATGGGGCAGTAGTAGTACCGAGTTACAACGCTCCTACTGGAGCTGGAGGTGTAGTATCACCTGTAAATTTCTTTGATGATCCCTCAGCTCAATGGTCAAGCCAAAAATCTTATTATAAAGGAGATATTGTATATTTAAAAAACAATAATATTTTAATACGGCCTTTTGGCGGAAGCCCTAACGAAGAAGGAGTTCCTTTACAAACTGTATATGTCTGCGTTCAATCAAACAGTGATAAAAGTCCAGAAAGTAACCCAAGTTATTGGCAAAAAGACGCATGTAGTAAAAAACTATCTGCATGTCAAAGGAGGTTTAATTCTGCGGAGTCTATTTCCTATCAGAAAGGAGAAACAATCTCCTCTGGTTTTAATTTTGTAAAGTTTAGCGGTTTAAAATCGGCTACAAGCGATATTGCTACTAACTCAGGTTTATTTCATACTCACTCAAGTGCTGTAACTGGATCTTTAGAAGGCTCATGGAGTATGGTAGGATGGGTAAATATAAATAACATGTCCCCCTTAGGAGCAGGAATATTTAGTACCTCATCTAGAGATGCAGCTCAATGGCCAAACACTAGGTTTTTAAACATAAATAGTGATATCTTTGTCAGTAACATGAACTCGAAAGGAGTTCCAGAGGGGACCGTTTCAGCAAATTTTGTTGGACCTAAATTACCAGCCGATGGAGTTGGAAACAATTACAATTCAGTAAAACTAAATGACCAGCAAAAAACTCAGTCTTTAAACAATGAAAACGGAAGAGAGTGGTATCAATATGTTATAACGAATGATATAGGAACAGCCAACGTAATTAACAGTAGTGCGGGTTCTTTAAAAATTTATGTGAATGGTGTGCAAAATTCATCAACTAATGCTTTCGGAGTACCACTAGAAAATTTATTAGGTAATTTTGCCAATGAGGCACAACGAGGGGCCATAACATATGATTCTGTAAAAGCAGTGCCTCAAACTTTTATGTTGGGCGCAGTTGAACAAAGATTCGGAAGAAAAGGTTATGAAAATGATTCAGCTGCTCATGTAGCGACAATGAATGGCGCTATAGGCCCATGGGCTTTATGGAATAGAACTTTGTCAGAAAGAGAAATAAATTTTTTATATAAAGAAATTACAACCCCTTACAACTCTGCCACTTCCAATGGTAGCTTAACTCATGTACCAAGAACATATTATGAATGCACAGGTCTTTTTGCAAGTATAACTGGTGAAAATTTAACTGCATGGTGGGATGGAACGACAGGAACAGCAAGTATCAATAATGGTTTAGTAGATCTCCACGAAGGAGGAAATAATTTAACAGGAAGTGGAACTTTTGCACAAGGAACTCAAAGCTATGTAGACGCGCCATTTCAAAACTTTGGAAACCCAACACCGTTGTACGCAAGATTTGGTGGATACCCTGGGACAGATGGATTTAATTATGGAGCAGACAATACATATTAAAGGGCCAAAAAAAGCTTTAACCAAAATAAAAGAAATAGCTCATTCTAATTTTAAAAGAGAAATTTGCGGATTTTTAGGTTTTGATGAAGATAAAAAAGAATATTTGGTTCAAATAGAAGAAAACGTTTCAGAAGATCCTTCAAACTTTTTTTTAATTAACCCTCTTAGTTATCTTTTGTTTAAAGATAACTGTAAAATGGTAGGTGTTTTTCATAGTCATATCACAGGAGATGAAAGCCCATCAGAGTTTGATGTTAAAATGTCCGAGAATTGCTGCCAACCTTTTATTATCTATAGTTTAAATAGTAAAAAAATAAATATTTATACGCCTAAAACGAGTGAAGTAGATGTAAATATACTTCT